AGGAATGCTTAGATACTCATTCATCGGATGTCACCTCCTCTTCCAACCATTCGTCTAGATCCCCCTGCTTGTATCTGACAGCGGTACCAACCTTTGTGAATTTAGGCCCAAGCTTCCCGGCAAGTTTCCCGTCCAGTCGAGACCTACGAAGGGTGTATGCGCTGTATCTCAAGTACTCAGCAGCCTCTCTTGTGGTTAATAAATCGCTCTCAATCATCAATAGCACTCCTAGTGTTTCAAACACACTAATACATACTATTTCTGTTTGCAAGTGTTGCAAAGGTAATAAAATGGTGTAGAGTTAAATGCATCAACACAACTTACGAAATAAAAGCGAGGGTAGAGATGGGTAGGGAAGTGAGAATGGTTCCTAAAGATTGGGTTCATCCAACGGATGGTGATGATGATTATATTCCACTGTTTGATTCCAGCTTTGAGCTGGATGCTTTGATTTGGGATGAAAGTTGCGCTAAATGGAATAATGGGGAATATCCTGATATTGCATCACAGGATGATAGAAAAATGAGTTATGCCGAATGGGATTCGAGGCGACCAGAAGAAAGCGAATATATGCCTGATTTTCACGATTCCAATGCAACTCATTTCATGATGTATGAGAACACAACTGAAGGGACCCCGATAAGTCCGGCGTTTGAAACGACTGAAAGTCTTGCTGAATGGTTATTCGAAAATAATGCCAGCGCATTTGGCTCTCAAACTGCTACTTACGAAAGTTGGCTTAGAGTAGCTAATGGAGGTTATGCGCCAAGTGCAGTTATGTCACATCAAGGTATGAGGAGTGGTGTAGAAGCTCTAACGGATCTTGATAACCACGACAGTGAATAGGAGATAGATATGTGCCGAACTAAAAATATTATCGATGGCCTAGAAGTTCTATTGAAATACTACGATAACCAGGAGGGTTGTCATAATGGAGCAGAGCATGACGCATTTTATGCGGACCCAACAGATGAACCTTTATGGCCTGAAGATGTACGAAAAATGATCGTTGATTTTGGTTGGACTCAAGAGTATGAAGGTCGCGACTACGGCGAAGCATTTAGTATTGACGACTACCAACCAGATGAGAGCTGGGTATTTAATCTTTGATGAAAAACAAAAGACATGACTTAACCGGCAAGAGATTCGGCTTCTTAACAGCACAGAAGACCGGCTACCAAGATCAGCATGGAAACTATCACTACGACTGTGTATGTGACTGCGGCGGTACCAAGATTGTTAATAGTTTAAGTCTTAGATCAGGTGTCACAAAATCATGCGGGGGGCATAAAACATGGTCCAAATTCCAGTGAACTCAAGGCTTTACTGAAAGAGATGCGTGAATCAGTACCCGTTAGCGGATTAAAGGAGTAAGTGTTGTGAGTGATTGGTGTATAGAAAGAGCCGAAGATCTTGCCGATCGTCTTGTATCTGCAGGACCAAAATGTTGCGCTGTTTCAGCTTCAGAATGTCACGAAATAACAGATTTTATTGGTGCAGCTATACAGCGCATAGATGAGCTAGAAACGGATGAACGACAGCTGTCAGGAACAATACGAGTATTGCTAAGCGATTATCGAGGGCTAGAGCAGCAGCTTAACGAATACAAGGCGCACTGCGAGCGGTTAAAAGTCTGCGCCCAGAATTTCTATACGTTTCTCTGCCTGAGAGAGACAATGAATCAGGTTCGTGACTTGATTGAATCAACCCCATCAACAAGCCTAGCCCTACACGACGCAGAGGTGATAGATGAAGTTTCAGATCATCTAATGAAATTAGCCCTAGAACATGGACTCGACCAGATTAGACCTTCTCATAGAAGGGTTATGAGAAATTTAAAAGAATACGCAGCCAATCTACGTAAACAAGCTGAAGGGGGTGAGTGATGAGTGATTTAAAGCCATGCCCATTCTGTGGCGAAGGAGTTGTATTTATACGAAATGATTATATGGAGCATCTGAAATGGGTTGAATGTTCTTCATGCGGCTCATCCAGTGATACACATAGAGATTCCGTGGAAGTGGTTAATAAGTGGAACACCCGACCAAACACGTGGATATCATGCTCTGATCGACTTCCAGAATTAGGAGATTACTCGGTGTTAGGTTTTTGGCAGCATGGTGGGTGGGACATGATTCATGTAGAAGACTATTTTGGGGATATTACAGACGGCTTTAATAATAAAGGTGAACAGCTTTATACGAAATGGTATCAATCTCAATGTATTACCCATTGGATGCCTATTAACCCACCACAAGATAAGGAGTGAATGATGAGCGATGATAAAGTAATAAGTATGGCTCAAGCATTAAATGATGGAACCATGCAGTCACCGAAGGACGCATTAAATAGTGTGCTGAAGTTAATAGGCGAGGACGGAGTACTCAAGAAAAGTAAGAAGATTCTAATTATTTGCCTTGATGATACTGATAATCAATACAATGTAAAGTTTGAGCAGGCTGGCCTGAACATGAGCCAATGTACCGCATTATGTGAAATTGCTAAGACGATCTTCCTGCGTGAAATGGGATACATCGCTTTCCCTGAAGATATATAAATACATTAAGCGTAATCAATTAATGACCTTCCTTGAGTGGCTCTACACCAACGGCTACGAACACAAGTCAGATGGGTTCATAGAAGGTGCTAGAGTCGCTTACACAGAGCTACAGGAGGAGTTAGAGGTAATGAAGAAGAAGGTGATTAGTTTGGAAACGATTGTTAAATGGGTAGAAGATCAATGAATAAGTATGTGAAGAAGCCAGTAGTAGTTAGCGCAATGAAATGGGACGGCTCTAACCATCGTGGGATGTTTAGTTTTCTTGGCGGCCTTGACGCAAGGCCTATGACCACATCAGGGGATAATTTTTATATTGACCATTCCAAAATAGAAGGAGGGTTGATTATAAAAACTCTTGAAGGTGAACATTTTGCAAGCATTGGTGATTACATCATTAAGGGGATCAAGGGGGAATTTTATCCATGCAAGCCTGATATCTTCCGTGAAACCTATGACCAGCTTACAAATGATTAGCTTGAAATGTATTGTAGACTATATCGGTGAGGGTAAAGAAGACTGACGATAGCGGAGAAGGTGGCGCCAGGTACGGCCTGGATGGCCCATTCGCAACAATAAGACTTTGCTGGTAGTTGCAAATGCCAGCACCCTCAACCCATATAGTTTAGTGATGATATGTGGTGGTGTTATAGATGCCTATAGCCGTATAAGCATGAAACCAGGAGGCTGAGCGTCGGCACCTCTTATACCTTAGCTGGATAGCACCCCTTCATATCATCATTGACATAAGTAGAGAGACTGAAAGATGATCAAATACATTGCGGACTCAAGATATGAAAGAGAAATGGTTAGAGTTCCAAGTAGAAGCCGCAAGCTGTGTAGGTGTGGATGCAAGATGAGAGCAACGCACGTAGGGGCTGCAAGTGGCGCAGGCATGATGCTTGGTTGCGAACTAAGAGTTAGGCGGTGGGTTAGAGATGGTTGGCCATCGTTGACATAAGTCGAAACGAGGCTTAGAGTATTAATTCCTCTTGTGGCGAGAGGCTTCAAATAAACAGTGGTTAGAATCCTTATGAGTACCTGAGATCGGTGGTCTTTCCCACTGTTTAGGCTCTCGGTCTAGCCACCGGGTACTACATAAGGATTTTTTATGCCTGAAATTCAACAAAAACTAGTTTATGGCGTCGGTGTTAACGACTCTAGCGACCTTGTAACTGGCTGCCCATTTTATAGAAGATGGGTTCATATGATTAAACGTTGTTACGGTTCACAATATATTGAAGATAATCCAACATATAAAAACTGCACTGTATCTGATCAATGGATTTATTTTTCAAAATTCAAGGAGTGGATGGAGTCAAAGGAGTGGCGCGGTCTTCATCTTGATAAGGATATTTTGGTTCCAGGTAATAAAATATATGGTCCTGAATTTTGTATATTCGTTTCTTGTAGGATAAATAATCTACTCCTGAATAGGTCAATGCATCGAGGTGAGTATCCTTTAGGTGTTTCTTTTTGTAAGAGGAGAAGGAGGTACGATGCTTTTTGCAGCGTAAATGGAAAGAGCGTTAGAGTTGGCCTCTATAAAACTGTAATTGAAGCATCCAAGGCATACGTTGCATTTAAATCTACACACATTAGGCAAGTTGCTTATGAGCAGGCCCCTTGTCTTCGTGATGCACTTTTAAGGCATGCAGACTTACTGATTCCTATGGGTTAATTTGGAGAGTATATAATGAAGTTAGCGCTTATTATTTTTTTCAGTCTTAATTTATTGCTTTGCCTTATACATTTAGTTGAAGGTAGTTTATGGATCTCCTCTTTGAATTTAGCGGCAGCCTGTTTTATAGGATTTACTTTTTATGCAACTTTAGATGAAGGGAGGTAGATATGGAGCTAAGAGAAGCATTAAGAGATCTAGTGAAGATGTGGAGAGTTGGCGAAGATCGATATATCAGAAACCAGTACGACGAAGCAAAAAGGGATCAAAAGGAATTTTGCTGTGATGAGCTCGAGGAAATACTAGATGGTGATTACTCATGTATAGAGAGGATTGAAGAATGATTGAATGCATGGAAAAAGACGGACGCATAATTGTTACAGGTTACGACTTCATCACTTCAAGTGAAGTAAAGCTTGGCGAGATTCGAGATACGGAGGAGTCAGAAGGTGAATCCTTTTGGGTATTCTTCCCAGTACACAGCCCTCTTAATTGCGGACAGCTAAAACGACTATTTATAAAGCTAAGTGAATTGAATAGGGATAAAGAATGAGTCGCTGCCCTAGATGCTCAAAAGATATCTACCCTCTAGCAGCTCACCATAGGCTAAAAGACTGTGAGCCCACCACCTACGCATTAGCACTGGAAGAAGATATAGCTAAAGAGCGTGCAGAGAATAAACAACTGCGCAGAGAGCTAGCTGAAGAGAAGCAAAGAGTTAATGATTTATTCCAAATAAAAGCCAATGAGAAATTATCTAGTTAAATATGTTGCATAATCTAAGTGCTATGATAATATTAGCGTAACAGTAATTGATGAGTAGATAGGTATGGATAGGAACCCAACAGATGAAGAGCTCGAGCAAGCTGAAGATGAAATTAGGTCGACTCTTACGAATGGCGATTCTGTAGAGTTTGATGGTGTTGAACTTGGTCCAACAGATATTTTAGATCGAATGCTTAATGCGTTAACTGTTACTGATTATAGAGAAGCTGATGCTGCTTTTTATTCTATATTGACAGGCGTTATCAAGCTACACATAGAGAGAATTAGAGATCTTGCAACATTAAATGAGAATGCAATACAGTATTTAGCAGATAATTGGGCAGATGAATACGCACGACACAAAATAGCTGAAGCACAAGAAGAAAATGCAATGCATGAGGAAATGTTAAGCCGTGACGCCTAAACTTAAAGCACAATTCGATTATATGGATGGCGTGCATGAGCCGGAAAACTTTAACGGTGAAGAAAGACGAGCGTACCAAGAAGCTTACGATCTACTTGAATCTGATTTTTCAAGAGCACCAGGCACAGGATCTAGCCAGGATTCACTACCAGTTATCGCAGCATTACCAGAACCCTTTTGAGCGTGGAACATTGCGCAGTCTCTATTACAACCTAGAATGGACGAAGATTAGATGTCTACTGAAATAAGCATATTTGAAATGTTAAAGGCTCCCTTTGACCCGAAAGAGATTAAATGGCGCATAGGCGCTCGCACAAAGGATAAGAGTAAAGGAATTCCTCTAGCCTACATAGACGCCAGGAATGTAATGAAGCGCTTAGACGACGTTGTAGGGCCTGAGAATTGGCAGAGTGACTATAACGAAACAGCAAAACGGATTTTGTGCGAATTAAAGGTAAGAGTTGATGGTGAGTGGATAGCTAAGGTTGATGGTGCTGGAGATACAGATATAGAGGGTGAGAAAGGTGGGATAAGCGACGCCCTTAAACGAGCGGCTGTAAATTTCGGTGTTGGTCGCTACTTGTACTATCTTCCTACCGAATGGGTTGAACTTGATCAGTACGGCAAGTTTAAACCCCCATCACTCCCTAAGTGGGCAACACCCAAGCCATTCCAGATAACAAACCGTCATCATGCTTATCTATTAGAAGTTAGCAGGAAGTTCGACACCATAGGTGACGTAAAAGCTGCAATCGCTAACGATGATATGCAAGCAGCTCATGCTGCATATTCTGACTTCAGCCAGGAGGAGAAAACAGCTTTGTGGATGGCCCCATCAAACGGCGGAATATTTACAACGAAAGAAGTAGAGATCATTAAATCCAATTTCACAGAGGTGAAAGAATGCATTCAGTAACAGGTAAACTAAATAAAGCAGCTAGGCAGCATCAAAACAAGAATGGCGTTACATTCTTTGTAAGTGTTGGTGAGCAATTTTACAATTATAAAACTCATCAAAATGAGTGGACTAACTACGAGGCTGCTTTCTTCCCTAAAGAAAGTCAAATTGAATATTACAGTAATGTACTTGTAGAGGGCGCTGTGATTGCAGTTTCTGGCACTGCTCTACAGATACAGACTGATCCTAATGGCCAGTATCCGCCCAATCTATCAATACAGGGTGCAAAGATTACATTTGTCAGCAGTGGCCAACCTAGGCCGAAAAGCCGAACAGCTCAGCCACAAGCGCCCAGGATGAATCAGGAACAAGCAGCGCAAGCTCAACCGGCTGAGTTTGCTGACTTTGACGAAGGCCCTCCATTCTGAAATAGCCCTTCGGGGCTTAGTCTCTATATGTGGTGGTTCTAGTGACTAGCTGTGAGGTCGCACCAAATGGGCGGTCAGTAAATTTGCGATTCCCACCGCTAGCACCCCTTCATATACAGATTGATTTAACTAGGAGATATTCATGGATTACTTTCAAATTACCACCAGCCCTGACGGCATCTATATCGAGATGAAGACAAAGGAACAGATTGAGAATGATATAAATGATCCAGATGTAATTGCCCCATCGTTTTTATCAGAAATTACTAATATGGATCCAAACTACTGGGGAAGTAAAACTTTAATCATAAAAGGGGAAATTGTTGTGCCAAATCCGGTGGAAACTGTAGTTAAGTTTGAGGTTTAGGTATGAAAGATGTTTCTGGGATTTATCAATCGAAGGTTGACACTCAGACTATAGATGTTTTGGAAGATCTGCTTGCAAAGGCAAAGACTGGTGAACTGAGGTCTTTAATGTTTATTGACGGATATAGAGACGGTACTGTTGGATCTGGCTGGGCTGGAACGCCAACTAAGTCCATGATTGGTGAAATAGAAGATTTGAAGTTCAACTATTTCTCTATGCGATATTTCCCTGTTGAAGAAGATGGTCAATGAATATTGATTAGATATATCAATAAGCTATCATTAGATCGTCCACTATAGTTGCAAAAAAGAGGAATGACATGGCCACCAAAAAGAAAACTTCTACTAAGAACAAAAAAAGTGTAAAGAAGAAGCGCTCAAGCAATGGTAATGCTGGATTCGGAACCAAAGCACCGCGTCGAGGCGGCCCCTAACCAATGAATAATGTGGCCATTATAACGATTGCCTTATTGTCACTAAAGCTAATGGCATACGGGCTTTCATTATCAATTGATCGTTTAGGTATATCTAACCTCTACACTCATTTTGTACTTTTTGGCTGCATGGATGCTTTATTGTTAGTTATTCTAAAGAATTACACCGTCAAGCATTTGACTACCCCGCTTTTTATCCTAATTGTTGCCTCAATTACACTTCACACTATTGGCGCTTTTGGCTATCTGGCTGATAATAAATACATTAGTGAATATATTTTATCAAAATACGATCAATCAAAAACGATCATATTTGTGTTGCAGGGATTATGTTACGTATGGTGGTATGGAAGCACTACAGGCGGTTTTAAACGATTATCACAACTTACCAGGGCTAGGCTTTCTATGCTGGCTCGTATGGCGCGCATGCAATGAATTTATCGAACTCGTTAGACGGCTTAAGGACGAACAGGATGTCGACTAATAATCTTGCAATAGATACAACGGGAATAGTGGCAGCGGGAGCTGCAGTATCAATTCCTTTTTTTGATCAAGAATGGGCATTAGGTGTTACAGGGGCTGAGGTGGCATGGGTACTAGGTGTAGTAGTAACAGCGCTTGTTATATGGAACAGGGCTCTTGAGGTAAAAAAAAGCCGATTGCAGATACGCCTTCTCGAGGATAAATTGAAACGAAAGGCATGAGATTTACCCTGTTAATACTTCTTTTATTTGGATCCGCCGCCGCTTCTCAGACAAACCACTCCACTGACCACAAAGCCATTGAACGCGCTTTAAATAACTCTATAGGCAAAGACTGTGTAACCGTCTCAGGTGGTGGCTACAATGTAGTAAATGGTAATGCCGTATCAAGGTATTCAATATCGGTTAAAGTTGACAGGGAGTGCCTGGCGTCCGCTCTCAACGAGACTGTTGTAGTTATCAACTGGAAAACACCAAAAACTAGAGAGAATGGAGATCCATTAGAGTCGATTCATTTAAGCCATTACGTTGTTCAAATTGGCAATGGTAGGTATGAAGTCCCTGCAGACAAAACACTGTATAGTGCTAAACTATCCACAGGAATTCATGATATATCGGTTATTGCTGTGGATAAGTTTGACTTAGCATCACTCCCAAGTGAAACAGTGACAAAAACGATCAAACAATAGGTAGCCAGGGCCAGCCATGTCTCACATATTAACGACGACGAACTCCACTGATGGCGAATTAGTTACCACCCTGTCTACCGTAGTCCCTGAAGATGCGGATTATTGCGTTCTTATTTGTGGTATGCGTGGCGCTGACAACACAGCCACAACACTGTCCACCACTTCAGGAGAAACAGCCCTAGGCTCTGTAGATTTCGTGCTGAATTCTGGCACGCAAAGGCGATTTGATGGCTTCCAGGCTGTTGAGATCGGCTATATTCTTGGCACTAACTTACCCACTGCTGGCTCTGTTGTTGTAGCTACTGCTACTCGAGGTGTTGCCACTAACGGCATGATCCTGGGCATAGCGTTCTTCAGTAACACTACCCAATCAGCGCCTTCATTCCAGTTCGATGGCGCCACATCATCACCAGCAGATCCGTTTAGCGTTACTTTCACATTAGGTGCTGATAGCTACCTGATAGACGGCATTCTAAGCGCTGATGGTAATGACATATTCTCCCCTACATCACCACAGGTGGAGGAGGCAGATGTAAACGTTAGTGGTGGCTCTACTCACATGGCTATATCTACCAGGAATGGTGATGAAAGCCCTCCTGATGTGGATATGGAGTGGGATATAAGTGGGTCAACAGCTCGACTCACTCAAGGCGCCGTAGCTCTAGGCGATGCGGGGAATCCCGCATCGGCTGATATCACGTTCTATTTGGTTGGTGGTACTACTGATACAACCGCACAAGTTAAATTGCGAGCTCCTGGCGCATTAGCAACAGCGCTAGAGTATTCAACAAGTTCAGATTTTACCGGGTCGATCACTACTGCTACACAGGTTCCAGGGTCGGGTACTGATTTCGTATTAACGTTTAATCTGACAGGCCTGACTCGACAAACACAATATTTCTATCGAGCTATTGAGAATGGTGTAGATGATTCTCTGTTTGCGTTAATTCCATCGTTTACTACTTTCGCTCCAGCGGGTGTAGCGGCTAACTGCGTTGTGGGTGCTGCATCTTGTGCGCTGACTGGATCAAAGATAGATACCTTTGCCCGAGTTATTGATAAAGGCGTCACTAGGTTCATCCATATGGGTGACTTTGGTTATTTTGACATTAGTACTAATAGTGAGGCCCTTTATCGCACTGCATACCAAGACGTGTTTGCCAGTGTGCAGCAAAGAACCCTATTCCAAAGCGTCTCACTTGATTATATATGGGACGATCACGACTACGGTACGAACAACAGCGGTAGTACATCGCCATCCAAGGTAGCTGCAGCATCCGTATACCGTGAATACTTCCCTAATTACACGCTGGCCGCAGCAGACAGTATCAATCGCTCGTATCAAGATGGTCGGATTTACTACATTGGTATAGATACTCGTTATTTTGCTGTTGCAGGCAACAAGCTTGGATCGACGCAGGAAACTTGGTTATTGGCTGAGCTTGATGCATTTGCTGCCGATGTTGATACGACAATTCTCAAATTCGTCAACCCTATCCCATGGATAGCAACGGCTGTTTCGGATACTTGGAGCGATGCAGCAGTCCAGCGCACATTGATTGCCGATAAAATCTTCTCTTTAGGAATTGAAGATAGAGTGTTCATGATTTCTGGCGACATGCACGGCGTCGCGATGGATGATGGTACAAACAACATTTTCGATACGTCCGCACAAACTGGTTGGCCGGTAGCTCAACTGGCGGCATTGGATCAAGCCGCAAGCCTTAAAGGTGGCCCATACAGCGAAGGTTCATTCACAGGTGGTGGACAGTACGGTATATCAACTGTTACCGATACCGGGGCATCTGTATCGCTCAAAGTAGACGGTTATGATGATTCAGATTCGATTGTCGCCACTTTAACCGTAACCATAACCTCTGCAGCACTCACATTACCTACAGGCGTTCAAACAGGCGAAGAAACAGCTGACGGTACGATCACCACTGACACTGGCTCAGGCACGCTGTACGCCATTGTATCCACAAGCAGTGTAACGCCAAGAATTAGTCAAATGCAGGCAGGACAGGACGCTACAGGCGCCGCTGCTGCCTTCTCTACCAATCAAGTAGTCAGTGGTAGTGGAGTGCAGAACGTAAGTGCTACAGGATTAACTCAGAACACTGATTACTTCTTCCACTTTCAACAAGATGATGCAACTGAGCAAACAGGTACATTCACCTCAGCAGAGTTCACTACTGAAGCAGCTGCAGGCGGTGGCACAAAAGACATTAGTGTTGTCATCTCCAAAGCAATTTCCTCTGGCATATCAAAGGCAATATAATGAGTAAGAAAACTAAACTATCCATCAGCGGCCCAAGACCAGCCAAGGGTGTTCCAGCTCAAGGCGATACACGAATTCGCTACAAGTTGGCCACCAAAGGTTTAAAGGACGCCAGAAAGTAAACAGGCAAAAAAGTGTAAGGGGGTATAGTATGAGAGATAGAGATGTCCTCGATAAGCTAAGAGATATCGGAAAGGGTAAGCCTACCCATCAGAATGAACGCGATGAAATAGCTATCGAGATTAGGAAAAGAGCGGGCAAGTGGAAGCCCAAAAATAGAAGTTAAAGGCTCAAGTGAGCATTAGATCAATTACCCAGTGAGGTGATATATGTCAGTAGAGACTGACAAAGACGTTGGTGGAAGACCCACCAAATACAAAGGCGAAGACACCGACCAATTAGCGTATAAGTTATGTTTATTGGGGGCTACTAATGAGCAGATAGCCGAGGTATTAGATGTCAATGTAGATACTGTCTACGAATGGCAGAACCGACATGAAAGCTTTTCCGATGCCCTAAAAAGGGGCAAAATTGTCGCAGACGCTGAAATAGCCCAGGCTTTATACCATCGAGCTAAAGGTTATTCCCATCCTGATTTACATATCACCAACTATCAGGGCTCTATTACAGAGACTGAAATCACTAAACATTACCCGCCTGATACTGGGGCTGCTTTCATTTGGCTAAAAAATAGGGCCGGATGGAAAGACAAGCAAGAGCATGAGCATAGCGTCGAAGGCTTAACCTTCAATATGAACTTTGGGGGTAAGAATGAAACCTGAAGGCGCGATAGAGTTACACCCACATTACGATCTAACAGATCTAGGTTTCGTTGAAGCTTATGCACTCATATCTTTTCATGCCAGAAAACCAGCGCAGGATATTAACTTAGTTATTAACTCTAGAGGGGTATTGCATGCCGGCAGAATTATCGGCGTCATTAGCAATACTGGGATTAATTGCACCCTTACTATCAATGATCTGCTTAACAATGGTGAATGGATTATAGAGGGCAATAAAAATAAAATCTGGAGTCCTGGTGGCTGGAGACTTGGCGATTAATGGCTAAGTCCATTAACTACCAGGCACAACCCACAGCCGCCAAGTTCCACGCAAGTAATAAAGTAGTAAGAGGATTTCTAGGCCCTGTAGGTAACGGTAAGTCTGTAGCTTGTATTACAGAGGCTTTACGGCTATCCCACGATCAATGGCCTAACTCTGAAGGCATTCGTAAGACTCGTGGCGTAATCATCCGCAACACCACCATTGAGCTTAGAACCACCACCCTGAATACGTGGAAGCAATGGGTTCCTGAAGAAGTCTGCTCAATCACCATGCACCCTATGATTATGGCTAAGATGGACCAGCCATTAGCAGACGGGACTCGCATACAGTTAGAGGTTTACTTCCTAGCATTGGATAGGGATGAAGACGTTAAGAAGCTCTTAGGGATAGAGGTAACGTGGGCATTCATCAATGAAGCCCGAGAGATATCATACGCTGTCGTCAAGGCCGCTAGAGAGCGTATAGGTCGCTATCCTGCAGCAATTGATGGATATACAGATGATGGCTCATATAAGGCACCTGAAACCCCTTGTAAGCGGAAAGCTTTGATTATGGATAGCAATCCACCAGATAGTGATCATTGGTGGTATCAGCTAGCCGAGGAAGGGTGTCTTAGGTCTACTCCTGATTCTCAGAAAGACCTCGCCATATCAGAAACATCGAGAATCTTCGACTTCTTTCGTGGACCTTCACCGCTAATAAAGCAACCAGACGGATCATATAAGACCAATCCATTAGCTGAGAACATTGGCCATCTGCCTGGAGGCTATCAGTACTACCTAGACATGATCGCAGGCAACACCGAAGACCACGTTAATGTCATGGTAATGGGTAACTACGGCCACTTAAGGACGGGTAAACCCGTATACCCTGAATACAACGACAAGATCCACTGCCCTGAGAGCGGGATCATTCCTATTAAGGGGTTACCTATAGCATTAGGCTGGGACTTTGGATTAACGCCGACATGCTGTATCGGGCAGCTTACCAGCACCGGTCAATTACTCATCCTCACTGAGCTGTGGACTGAGGACATGGGTGTCAAGCAATTCGCTCGAGACATCGTTAAACCTTTCCTTGTGCGTAACTTTAAAGGGTATGAGATAGAGTTCTCGTTAGGTGATCCGTCCGGCAATGCTAGAGGGGAAGGTGAGGGCAAATCAGCTATCGGGATATTGAACGACGATTACTTAGGTGATGACCCATTACGGATGGGTTTCATTACAGAGCCAGCCCCCACAAACGACCCCACAAAGCGCATAGAGTCTGTTAAGTCATTCCTTACCAAGCTAGTAGACGGCTATCCTGGCTATGTATTAAACAAAGATTGCAAGCTCATTAGGAAAGGTAAGATGGGTGGCTACAAGTACAGGAAGATACAAATGGCGGGCGAGAGTCGGTTTAATGAGAAGCCAGACAAGAACGCTTACAGCCATATAGCTGACGCCGAACAATATCTTAGCTTGGGTTATACTTACGGGATACATGAGACCGATGAAGACGATTACCATGAAGATTACAGACAATCTACAGGGTATTATTAGATGATATCATTTTTAATAATGGCTGTAATGCTTGTATATTCCTGTTGCTTTTACTTAGCTTTCAAAGAACCTGATCATATAAAATATAGACATAATCTATATATTGAAGGCCTTAAGCAGGTGTTTAGTGATAATTATAATGCGCATGATCGTGATCACCTACTTTGAGTAGTGCGCAATCAGTCAACTTGGCTATAAAACAAACAATAGGTCCCCGTATACACGGGAAAACACTTAAGAGTGACCGAATATGTCAGCTGAAACACTAAACACACTCATCGGCCTAATGGATCAGGTCAATATTGCTGAGCAGATGGCAGATACGGAAGCCGGCCAGCAGGAGCTCAGGATCATTGGCCGTGATGTTAAGCAAGGGTTCATGGCTGACTGGGACTCAATGCAGGAATGGCGTGACGATATCGAGGAAGGTTTAGAGCTAATAAAGCCTGGACCTAATACAAAGGATCAGCCATGGGAAGGAGCGGCTAATTTCAAGACCCCATTGATTACCGAAGCCCGTATTAAATTTGGTGACCGTGCCAGCCAGATACTGTTAAGTACAGCTGCGCTCGTTAAAGCTTCTGTTGTTGGCAGAGATGATGATGGCAGCAAATCTGATCGGGCAGTGCGTGTACAGGAAGCAATGAACTACCAGCTAGTTGTAGAGAATCCTTCGTGGGTAGAAGAGCATGACAAAATGCTCTATGACGTATCCACACAGGGTACGATCTTCAAGAAGACCTTTTTCAATCCAGGCTTAGGTCATAACGTCTCAGATGTAATCAAGTATCCAAACTTTGCAGTGCCTCAAAGCACCACTACAGTTCAAAATATGCGCAGGTTTAGTCACAAGTTATTCTTCTCCCCCAATGAGATCGAAGAGTTTAAGCGTGCAGGTATCTGGTTAGATGTTGATCTTCAGCTGGGCGCTACCGAGAATGATGATGAAGAAAGCGCACCTGAGGATCAGATCACAGAATTTATTGAGCAGCAAACACAGATCGATCTTGATGAAGATGGATATGCAGAGCCCTATGTGGTCACTATTCATTCGGCCACATCTCAAGTAGTCCGAATTGCCTCTCAATACGGTGTTAGCGATGTCTTTGTTCGTGACGATCAAGGCTTATCAACTACGATGGATGCGTTATTCGTTGTTGATGAACAGACGCAACAAATAAGCATGATAGATCCTGATAAAAATCGAACTGTAGTTAAGATTAACCGCGAACAAAATCTAACCATGTATGGCTTTCAGAAAGACCCTGAAGGCAAGTTCTTAGATGTTGGTTGGTTCCACATTCTGGGTTCATATGCACATGGCATCAATGCGATAACCAACCAATTGCTAGATGCTGGCACGTTAGCAAACATACAAGGAGGCTGGTTAGCTCGAGGCTTCCGTAAGAAAATGGGTGACATTCGGACTAAGCCTGGAGCATTCATTCAAACCAATCTTACAGCAGCTGAAATGCAGCAAGGCATTCGTCTGTTTGATATTAAAGAAGCGTCTCCTACCTTATTTAGACTTAACGAACAATTGCAGTTAAGCGCCCAGCGGTTAGCTTCCACCTCGGACATAGTTAGCGCTATCGGTGCAAATGCTCCGGCAGCTACTACACTCGCTTTGGTTCAAGAGCAGCAAGAGTCAACTGGTGCCGTTATTCTTCGCTTATATAGAGCGATGACCAACGAGTTTAAGATCTGGTTTAGGCTTGATAGCCAGTTTATGGACCCTGAACAATATCAACGCATTGTGGATGATCCTGATGCAGACTTCCTTGTTGACTTTAACCCTCTCGATCTGGATGTGCTGCCTTCTGCCAATCCTGCTAATAGTTCTCGCATACAGCGAATTCAAACCGCTCAAGCATCTATGGGTATACTTGCACAGGTCGCTGAGACTGGTGGTAATCCGCAGCCAATCGTTAAAGATTTCTTAGAGGTTATTGGGTCTACTTCAGTGAATGAGGTTTATCCAGAGTTAACGCCAGAGCAAATTGCAAAAGCTCAAGCACAGCAAGAAGAGCAACGCATGATTGCCGAGCAGGAGCGATTAATTACCATACAAACCACTCAAGATCTAGGTGAGGCAGAAGTAGGTAAAGCAAACGCGCAGATGCTTAGAGCGCAAACGAAACTGGCCGAAGCAGGTAAGAATGCTGAGTTAACAGACGCTAAGATTAGCGAGACTCAAGCTAATACGGCATTGAAGGCTGAGCAGGCTGAGACAGAAAGCACCAAGAACGCAACGAATATAGTGGGCGCAGAGCTCGCTATAGATAAGGCGAAGAGAGAGGCGCAGAGAGATGCAGGTAAACAGTGAAGATATGCGGGAATGGTTGAGCAACCCCTGCACGATAGCTTTTAAGAATGCAATAGAAGAGGCCATAAGTCAGATAGCTTACGCGCCTAGATTGATATCGGAATCCGTAGAGGCGACCGCACTAATGAACGCGAAGTTGGCTGGATGTATTGAAGGCCTAGAAGAAATAGAAGAAATTATCAATGACCTCATAGGAGGAAACGATGAACCTTAAACCAGTAGGGTGGCAGGTGTTAGTGAAGATGGAGAAGGTGGAAAAGGAGATCAAAGACGGAGCCTTAGCGGGATTCGTGATTTCCTCAGACAAAGAAAATAAACGTGAACAGGAAGGACATGACCGCGGCATTATAGTTGCCTTTGGTCCGTTAGCTTTCTCTGAGATCGTTGAAGAAGGTGCAAGCGCAGAAGAACGGGCAGAGATGTGGGGGGTAAAGATTGGTGATGAGGTTGAGTTTCATCGCTATGACGGCAAAGTCCCAAGCACTCCAGGCTTTGAAGAGTTCCGCGTTATTCCTGACAAGAACATTGTAGCTACAGTGGAGAATTAGAATGGAAGAAGCCAATATTAGCCAAGCATTGGGGATTGAAGATGGCCCAGTATCAGAGCCCGAACAAGAAGAAGTCGCCCAAGAAGAAACGGAAGCCCCGCAATACTCCGAGGTAGAGCAAGCAGCCCGTGATCAAGGTTGGCGCCCAAAAGAAGAGTGGTCCGGTGACCCTGATGGCTGGAAGTCTGCAGATCACTTCGTTGAATGGGGCGATATGCGTCAAACAATCAAGCAATTGCGAGACTCTACGAAGAGCCAGCAAAAGCAATTTGATGAGCGTCTGACCAATGTAAACAAATTCCATCAAGCGCAACTCGAACAGCAAAAAGTGTCACTTCAGACGGACTTTGATGACGCTGTTGTTAGTGGTGATACAGCTAAAGCTAGAATCATTGCAGATCAGCAAGCATCTGTTAATAACGATTTACAACAGTATGCTCAACCTGAGAAGCCAAGGTATGACGACAACTTAGTTGCTCAATGGGAATCACAAAACCCATGGATTGATGAAGTTGGGCCCAAGGCTGCCTTTGCTCAAGCAACATTTCAAGAGCAGTTAAGGAATGGCAAAAGTACAGCGGAGGGTTTACAGGCTGTTGATAGCGAAATGGCTGCACATTTCGCTTCTCAGCCCGCTGTCAACCCTGCACGGAATGCCCCTGCTGCCGTAGCTTCAAGCGCTGCACCAGTACGCCAAGCACGTGAGCGCTCGCTAACCATGAGTGATGTAACTTCGCAGGAGAAAGCCATGAAAAGCATGTTTGGTAATGAAAAAGATTTCTTAAAAGCTGTAGCTGATTCGAGGAAGTAACGATGGGCAATAAACGAGAACACAATAGCGCCAGAGACAAGGCTACACGTAAGAGAATCCCTATGCAGTCAGGCCAAAAGACTGCTATACCTGTAGATATAATTGAAGAAGATGGCTATAAATACCGCCAGTTTGCCGACTACGGTAAGGGGCGTATTGGTCAGGCGCTGCAAGCAGGATGGGAACATGTGACGGACCCCAAGACCAATGAGCATGTTAAACAGAACGCTGGTGGCGGTGAACACCTTTGGTTGATGAGAATCCCTGCTGAATTCTGGGAAGAGGATCGCAAGATTAAGCGTGATAAGATTATAGAAATCAATCGCGAAACCCAGCGTGAAGCGAACAAATTAGTGGGTGGTGCTGTGCCGGAATATTTGCCAAATCAGCAAGCATCTGTTATAGAAAGAGATAACATTTAAAAAGTTTTGGATGCTAGGGTCAGGCCCCTTGGAGCATTAAATAAACGCGCCCAGCGTTGTCCAGGTAAACCTATCAGCGTATAGGGGGAGTACAGGGGCTTAGGTCCATCCGCCGGCAGTTAGAAGACTGTTGTTAGAGGCTGGAGAATTAACACGGGGTTGACTCGTGCAAATTTTTTATCTTTTAACAATTTAGGAGTCTTACTATGGCTGGTTTTCAGCTTACAAAAACTCAAGGTGGATCTGGCTATAACGGTAAAGTTCAAACCTTTACGTTCCTAGCCGGAAACACTGACGTATCTGCTATTGGTGACGCTGTCATTACTGCCGGTTCTGCTAACACTGATGGTGTTGCGGATATCGAACGCGCTGCAGGTACCACGGGTACAGAAATCACAGGCGTTATCGTTGGTTTCGAACCCGATCTATCTAACCTCGAATTAAAAGGCCGCAGCGCTTCAACTGCACGCTTAACTCGCGTTCAAGTTGATCCTGATGCCCTTTATGAGCTCGAGATTGGTTCCGTCTTAGCGGTTACTGATGTCGGCGCTAACTTCTTACTTACTCC